TTGCAATTCTTCAGAATTTAAAGCGACAACATCATAACCCAGTACCCTCTGTGCATCGTGTGACACATCAATACTTAAATTTGACAAGTCGGGCTGGTCAACGGTTTTAACAATTTTATGGGTTTCTATATCATAAGCAGGGATAGGCTCTTTTTGTATAACCTCAATCCAGACTGTGGATTTATTAAAAACCCTCTCCATTCCTTCCGAACTTTTCTGCTTTAAAACCTTTCCTGTTGCCCTGTCAATTTTTGCGTAATTCTTTTTCATCTTATGTATCCTCCCCTGCATCTATTGTGTAAAACAATTTGATTCCTAATAAACGAGCATCTTCGCCCATATCATCATTAGCATCGGATACATCTCTCCCGACTCTGAAGAAAGTCATATCATCATCGGCTGGTGTTTGTGCGATAGTGACCGCACTGCTCTCTGCTGTTACATATACCTCCTCTGCTGCTGATTGAGCATTGTCTGTAACCACGACAGCCGTTCCGTATGCGATATCAGCAGTCTGGTTGTCGGCTACTCCCACACCCTGTAAGAACCAAGCCACTCCATCTGTATCTGTGGCAGTAGAACACCACCATACCTGAAAAGTTACCGTGCTTATATTCCAAGACTTTGGAAAACAGACTCCGAATTGTGCGTGTTCGTCACTTCCTGTGTCAAAATCAAGTACCTGTAAGTCAGGTCTGCCAGATGTTGTCTCCACATCAGTAATTGATGCACACCCATTGGAGTCCGTTGGTCTCATTGCAGCAGCAGGTATCCATAGAGTATGTTTTCCAATTACGGAATTTGCCACCGCCCCAGTGCTTAGAGTCAGAACGGTAATCCATCCTGAGTTGGCAGCGTTTCTCTGTTTTAATAAATCGTTGGCGGTGTCAGCCCACCATTGATATGCAAAGGTCGTACTGGGAGCAGTCGCCCCACTATTACATTCTGCAAGTGCTTGGAGCGCAGAGTTGATATCACTCCTGACCGTAGCTCCGTCACTATTTGCAATATTATAGTCATGTTGTGACATTGTTTTTTCCTCCTAATTTTAATTCATCGTTTATTTTTCTTTTAATACTCTGCTCATACCACCTAACCCACTCCTTACACTCTGACGGTATGGGCTTATCATTCACAAGTGATTTCATAAGTAAGTAAAAAACATTATCCTTGTCCACTCCCTCTGGTTTCAGAGAAGGTCTGCCATGACCAAATCCGAGTGGTATAAAAGTGCTGCCTGTCCATCTGTATTTATTCAGAGCTAAATCACAATCGTCAGGAACTTCTACCTGACCCTCCGATGGTCTCCCACTCTCATCATAACCCACCAACACTTTATTTTTATCTAAAATTGCTATTTTCATTTATACAACCTCCTCTGCCTCGATAATCAATGTATCTACTTTTATATTAAAAGCATTGTCATCAGATGTTAAATTAACTCTAAAATCAAAACCCCTTGCCTCAAACTCTGCACTCTCCAAATTCTGCCACTCACTCCATGTGGGAGTTCCGCTTGTGTCATCATCCGTGTGTCTCTCCTGCACCCTCGCATCGCAAGAGGTGGAATCTGTGCCGTCAAAATCCTCCCATACATCAATATTGCTTGCCCTGTCATCGAGATTGTCCAGTGGATTAAATACGGTCACACCTATATCAGTTGTGATTCTAACCTTCTCTACTGACCCAAAATCAAAACCAGTTGCAAAGTCATAAACCCCTGACGATTCACTCCCACCGTAATAATCAACACTGCTAACAGTATCAAGGGATGTTATGTCATCAAATAATCCAGCCGATGCCAGTTTTAAAATACTATCAACAGCTATTGTATTGGTGTGAGTGCCTGTGTATGTAGTACTCTCCGTCACAGTGTCCACATTTGCAAAGGACAATACACTGTTTTGCTTTGTGGACACCTTGACAACTGTAGAAGCTCTCTGTCCTTTATCAAATACTTTTGCTAAATATGTGCCAACCTTTAAGGGCAATAAGGCACTCAGGTCAGTTCCCTTACTTGCCTCGCCAATACCTACCGACTCCCCCCATGAGGCATCATCAACCATAGTCTCCTTGCTATGTCTGAATTTTACAGAGCCTCCAAATCTTACATCTAAATCTTCCAGCGCATCCCACCTTAATAATACTGACGCACCAAACGTATTTATATTTAAATTGCTCAATGGGCTTGGTGTGCTTGTCTGCCCTATAACATAAATTGCGTTACTATATGACCACTCTCCTGTGTTTATACTTTCCTTGTCAACCCAATGTAATCTAATATCATAAGTGCCACGATTCTCCACATCCTCAATTATTATTTCGCTATCAGTCTGCGATGATAATACAACTGGTTTAAAATCCTGCTCACTCCCTGTCACCCGTATCTGTGCCTCTACAACTGCGTCAGGAAATTGATTTATAGTTCCGTAAGATATAGCAATTCTTGGTATAAGAGTATTGCCAGCACCCAATTTTAAAACACTCTCATCTGTTCTGGTCTCCAGAATCGTCACCTCTGGTATAAGGGCTTGTGGGGTCAGCTTTGATTCAAAGTCTGGTAGAGAGCCTGTGTCTGCCGAATAAATACCGTCAGAGTATGGAACGATTGTAAGCCTTGCCTGTAAGTCTCCCAATGGCTCAACTGTCAATAATAACCCTTTTATAGTCTCTGAGTCAGCTAAGCCGAACCCAAAAACATCACCCACTACTGGTATATCAGCCGAGTCAATTACTGAGTCAAAAACGACAGTAGTCTGGTCTCCCACATCAAGTGTTATCCCTCTTGTTAACCCTGCGTTATCTCTTGTCCTTATGCTTAAACCGTAACTCTTACCACTCTCCATCGTAAGTGTCTCATCAACTGTCACCCCTGTGCAATCTCCAGAGCCGTCAACTTGGACTGCCGTTATCCTTCCAGCCTTTAAACCTACCAGTAATACATCGTGAGTGACAAGCACAAGGTCTCCCCTCCTTGCTACCAAGTACTCAAAGTCAACATTGAGTGTCCACCGCTCAGGCCTTAAACGCATTTGAGCAAGATTGAATCTGCCATGTTTCCAGATATGGTCTGCATCGGTCATACCTATGGAGTCTAGCTGTTCAAATACGGTTGCACTGCCTACGTCATATCCATCGTCATACACTATGCGTTCATCTTGTTTGTAGTCAGTATCCTTATTTGCAAATCGCATTCTGAGTGCGTGAGGTACATCAACAAAGTCTTTCTCTGCCTCAAAATTAGATGAATTTCTAGGTGTAAAATGCTGCACAGGAATGGTCTGCTCTTTATCAATAGCCACTCCCCATTTACCGTCTATCTGGACTGGTGTGGCTCGACCTGCAATAGAAATATCTGACAATAACTCCCAGACACTACTCTGAAAATCCCTGACCATATTAAACTCATACCCCTCACTTGCACAGTGAGTGTGCCATGTCTGGAGAGATGATAGGTCAATCCTACTGTCAGCCAGTGGCGATGCCATTGCGTCACTTTGTAGTACATGTCTAAAGATTGAAGCTGGGTTACTTGATACTCCCTCTGCCCATGTTGAGCCATTCCAGTCAAGCACGTAACTGCTCACCTTTGCACTCAGATTATCTATAATTCCTGATAGTTGATTTGTTGCCCTGACTTTTAAAGCCATCTTTGCAAGCGGAAATGGAAAGTCAATAGGTTCTTCATCTGTCACTGTCTTAGTCGCTGACCAGTGCATCAAGTCAAATATCCTTGTGGAATCTGTGTCTGCCGTTGTTCTTCTTAGTCTGATATCATACTGACCTCTTGATGGTGTTTTCCACTGATAACCATATCTCACTGCACTTGATGAGTTGTCTGTCATTGTGAGTTCTAAAATACCGCCACTATGAGAGGGAGCAGTTATTTTTGTAATTGTCTTAAATGTTTTTGAGCCTGTGACCGATGTGGATGACCCTGCTGTAAACGCTGGGAGAGTTTCTGTCTGAAAAACATCATCTGTATCTGTACCTTCCACGATTACTTGGACTGCATCTATGTCAGAAACCAAGCCTCCAGAGGTGGCTCTAATTGTAGACGGCTCTGGGAGTGCGTTTAATCCGCTTGTAATTACCTGAGTTGAGTCTGTGTCCGTAATGGCATCATGTACCTTTGAATACGCAGTATAAATGTATTCCCTCCACACCATATTGTTCGCACTCCTCCCACTACCTCCCTTCTTCTCCTCTCTCATTCCTGTAGTCAGATAACCAGATTCGACCAAAGTTGTGACAGTGTTCACCCTTGAATTACTGACCGATAAATTAGGATTTAACCAATCGCCAGCCGTATCTGTCTCCCTGTACTGCATCTCAAGGTTGACTGTTCTGTTCTCCCTGTCACCTTTATCATTAAAATTGACAAGACCTCTCGGAAACACAACGTCAACTATTAACTCATCAGCATCTATCCCAGAGGTTCTAGTTGTCCAATCATCCTCCTGTTTTAAGAGAGCAGAAAAGTCCTCCTGACCAACGGTATCAGGAAAGATGGTAATGTCAGGGTCTCCGCTCACGCCCTCCATGACCTCATACTCAATGTCGTCAAATTCACCGATGGGTGTATTACCTATTTTAATATCTTCTATCTTTAATCTGCCATATCCAAAGACAAGCAGCATTCTTAAGTGCTGGTCATCGCCTACAATCTCAGTGTAAGTGCCAGCACCCAGAGGAGGTACACTTTTGTGAACACCAAGAACGACAGGTACAATTCCAAATGGATTCGGTCTATTTTTAGCACCTTCTATAAATAATGTGGGTGAATCTCTCAGCCCTGATGTACCCGATAGCATACCCATACTTGGTGCAGATGGTGTCTTTGGAGGTGCTAGAGCGTTCATTGCTAACATACCTATACCCATTACTGCACCTTTGACAACTGCCGTTCCGAATGCTGTTAAGGCAAAGCCTGACGCTGATGTCATACCTCCAACAGTTCCAAGCGTTCCGAGATAAGCATTAATGGCATACGGAGCAATAAAAGCTGCTGCTATAATCGCCACTGTCAAAATAGTTCTTAGAGGATTCTTCCCACCACCTCCACCACCCATAGGCACAACCCTGATAGTGACAATGTCATTCATTTTTGGATATACAGCCTCCCACTCACTTCTCGGTATTATTTTATCATTTAGGACTATGTGAGCGTGTCTGCGCAGAACTGTATCAGGCTGAGCCAGTGCAAGTATATCGCCAAGAGAGTTATTATCAGCCACAACCATGTCCACCCTCTGTACCTTGAATGGATGTGGAACTGCTACCACTTTAACCCCTTCTGATTTGACCAGTTCATTTTTAACAACCATATCTGTATATCCCCTCTACTCTAAAATCTTTCATTCTCTGCAAACAAGTATTAATACCATGCTCGACATGGAGTATTTTTTCATCAGTTACAACCAGCCCGACATGACACATCCTTCCATACATATAAAGAAAAGCGATATCACCCATCTCAGGCTTATCAACTTTGTGCCAAGACAACTCCCGACCTTTTAAATAAAGCTCTGCCAGTAGTTCCCTGTCTTTTGTACTCGTATAATCATCTGTGTATGATGGCAACTCAATGTCAAACAATTCATAATATGCTACACATATCAAACCCCAGCAATCCCAACTCTCCCACGTTCTGCCATGAGGCTTAAAAGGTACTCCCACCGCTTTCCGACAAAACTCATTAATATTCATACTGCAAATAATCCTTGAAATTGTGCTGGTGCAAATTGACCAATCGGGAAAGGCTCAAGAGCAATATCCTCCATTGATAAATCGCCTGAGACTTTCGTCATATCCCATTTAACATTTCGCAAAGTAAAGGGAGCAAAAGTTAATTCTATTGTATCAGGGTCTGCCGCTCTTATTACCGAAATTGTGACCTTCGGTGCTGTTGTGATATTTCTTATACTCTCGGCAATCTCCCTTGATACGTTGTCAATCACTAACTGCGCTGATGGTGTGCCGTCTCCAGTTGAGTCTGGGAGAGTTATTTCAAATGGATATGCGACAAATAAATTGCCATCACTTGTTATATTTTCATTATTATTAACCACCCTGATGGGAGTGATATCATCATGGGTGATGGTGAGCAACACAAGAAAAACGTCATCTGTCTCCTGTAAATACGCTGCCTCCTTAAATGAATTAGTTATTGCCATTATGGTAGTACCTCAAGATTGAAAACACACTTCCATTCTCCAGCCACCTTTGTCATTTTCGGTGGCTTTTTAAATCTATATGTAATATTCGTGCTGTCGTCAACAGGGTCAACCCATGTAAAAGAGCTTGCCCCTTCATTCAATGTTGTGATAAAAAATGTGTCAAAAGTTGCTCTCTGCGCTGCCGTAAATACCATAGGGATATCAATATTTCTTACAGCTGCTGTGAATTGTTTCCTCACTTTAGGTGCACCAGTGTCCATCTGCGACCTGAGAGTGGCTGTCTGCCTCTCCTCTGTAACACCTCTAAAATGTTTCTGCGGTAAACTCGCTGGATATGTCTCAGGCATTTTATATTATCTCCCTGCTAATTGTGGACTCAAATTTGAAAAGGCTTTTGTCATCGCAGTGAATGTCTTACTGCCTGAGCGTATATTATTTGCCATCTTCTCATCTAGAATAACGTCAATTTTTCTCATGCCCCCAGACGTAGTACCCTCCTCCGTCTTAGTTCCTTCTGGTGCGCCAATAATATTGACCTCGACATTACTTCCACCCATCCCTGCAAGTTGGCTCAGAGGTGCTACAATCTCAGGCTCACGCTCTGCTATCGCTGCAAATGTTGGTTTTGTTACAATCCCCCCCTCTGCAAGCCCTAGAAAGCCAAGCCCGAACAAACCTCTCTTTCGTTGTGATACCTGATTGGGTGTAGGTGCGCCTGTCATCCCTGCCATTGGTGAGTTATCAATACCTCCACCCATTCCCCCCATCACCGCTTTTAATATCGGGTCAATAATAGTTAACTGGATAATCATTTGTGTTATCATTTTACCGAAAGAGCGCAACATTCCAGTGAATGTAGTCTCTGCGCCCCAGAGCATATCATTCAGATTACTTGAAAAATTTGATGCCCACCCAGAAACTGCACTATTTAATCTGTCAAAAGTTTCAACCCCTTTGTCACCAAGCTCATCATAATTAATACCAATATTTTTTCCGACCTTCTCCCATTCATCGCCAATAGCTTTGATTTTTTTTTCAGCCTCACCACCGTCAACCTTCCCCAGCGTGGGTCTCTCCCCTTGTTTTAGTCTAGCCCTTGTACTCTCACCTCCAATGTCAGGGTATTTGTCCTTATATAATTCTGGTAATAACTCCTCTTTAGTCATCGTTAAAGGGCTGTTTTTTATAGCTGTCTTTTGTAGCTCAATGATATCCTCCAGAGTCTCAACTACCATAGAGAGTGAGGTGGCAAAGAAACCAACTGTCGTTGTTGTCCTTGCAACCCACTTCGGAAACTCATCAGTGATTAAATCCTCATTATTCTCCAACCACTTCTCTAACTGTTCATTAACGTCAGCCATCCCCTCGGTAGTATTATCAGCCAGTTTAGTCAGTGCTGGTGTCAACTTGATAACAGCATTCTCCCAGAGAGCCTTGAAAGATGTTTCCATCTTCTCAATCGCATCGGTGAACTCCTCCATCTGCTGCCCTTCGAGCTTGGTGAATGTATATCCAAGTCTCTCTGCAAGCTCTACTTGTTTCTTTATAGCATCAGAACCCTGATTGAGGGTTGGTATTAAGTCAATTCCAGCCCTTCCTAATACGGTCTGTGCAATAGCTGACTTCCTTGCACCATCTTCCATACCATGAAAGGCATCGGCTATCTCATAGAAAATCTCAAGTGGGTCACGCAGAGAACCATCAAGGTTTTTAATGCTCACATCTATATCATCAAATGCCTTTTTAGCCTCTGCTCCAGCACCCCCCTTTATATCAAACATCATCTTTGACACTGTTTTCATGCCTTTGGCAAAGGAGTCAATGCTTGCACCTCCCAAATTCATAACAAGTCTGAATGCCGATAAAGTTTCAGTGGCTACACCAGTCCTCGCTGACATCTTGGCTATCTTGTCACCTAAGTCCGTAACACCCTTTATTGCCTTTGTGAGTGCATAGCCAGCGATGAGAGCAGCACCTACCGCAAGAAGTTTGCTTTTTAACATCTGTGCAGCCAACCCAGCTCTTTTCATCTTCTTTTCGAGTTTCTGGGTTTGTTTGCCAGCCTTTTTGATGCCCTTGTCAAATTTCTTTGAGTCTGTTTTTAACTCAAGTATCGCATCGCCAATTTTTTCAGCCATTTTTTATTTACCTCGCTCGTCAACAACTTCAATCCCCATTGCTGTAAGCACCATTGCTTTAGCTTTATGAGCATTTTTATTATTACTTTTTTTCTGGGATTTAGTTTTCAACTCTGTTTGTTTTTGAAGTTTATTCATAATACGCTTGCTTTCGTCTGCTTTGATGCTGCCTGACGCTACTGCATGGATGGTGATAGTGCTTAATGACTCCTCTGCCTCGATGATGGGTAACATCGTTGCATAAGCATTTAACAACTTAAATGGGATGTTGAGCCAATCGGTAATATTGCCACCGTAAAATCGCTGGAGTCTGGGTAGGATAGTACCCCAATCGTCCACACTATGACTCTCGGTATTTACTCCGTCTTTTTTTTTAAAAGACCATTGACTTCCATGTAAGCATTTACAATCTCAATCTTTTTGGTGATAGAGAGTTTCTGTAGAACCTCTGGATTAATTTCAACAATGACAAGGGAGAGGAGTGATTGCAGAATTGCGTTATATCTCTCCTCGTCATCAACTGTGTTAATCTCTCCCACACTGGACAACTGTGTGCCAAGCTCATTGAGTTTCTGTCTGCTTGTAATACTTAGGTCGTCAAGTCCGCATAGTCCGTAAGGCACTCCATCAATCTTGATGTGTGCCTTAACGGAATCCGTTGACAAATCCAGTAATAATTCTTTTTCGTTATCCATATTATGACGCTGCTGCATCTCCTATAAACATTCTGCCGTAAGGAGAGTTCCCAGAATTATAGGTATAATCTGCGATTGCTTTTAGGTCAAACTTAACACCGACATTCTCTGACTTGTTAAAAACAAGCTCTAGAGAGCCAACTTGAACACAAGCTGGTATTTCGATTTGAATATTTTCTGTAGATAGGTCTGATGATTTATCCTCACCTCTAATTAAAAGAGCCTTGCTTGTCATCGACAAACCTCTCAAGAGGTTAAAGCTCTGTGAGCCTCCAACTGATGAGCCTGATGCAGTGTCTGTGGTTGTAGTTCCTAAATTAAAAGCCTTGATAATTTCAGCAGAGGTCAAGTCGTACAGTGTAAATGACACAGACATTTCCTCAAGCGTTCTTGATACTTTTAAAATCTCAGTACCGCCAGCAAAAGCGTGGTTCTCATTTTCCTGTGTCAGTGATATCACTACACCATCCTCGCCATAATGTCGCTTACCACTTGAGCCTATCTTCGCCCAGTTCCCTGCTGGAGTCTGACTTAAATCTGTGTAAGTCTCACCCACGGAAGCCATGTAAACGTCAAAAGCTCCGTTAATAATTTCAATGCCCATTTTAAAGCCCTCCCATTTTAAAAATATTAATAAAAAAAATTGCTTATGATATAATTGTCTCTTTAAATCCAATCAACCAAGTGTCTATTACAACCGACCACTCAGTCACACTCTCCCTCGTAAAAGTTGCACCCCCAGAATGCTCTGCACTCGTCAGGCAAGTTGACGATGTTACATTCCTCTCCATGTCTCTCAAGACAGGCTTGAGCGTTCTCCATACCTCACTCGCCTCATAAGGTGTCTCACCGTAACAGTAAAAATCAACTCTAAGCTTATACATATCAAGATAACTCGCATAGCCCACACCTCCAGCAAGGTTGCACACTATTGCCTTTCTCGGCATATCATCTGTTTCGCTCTCAGGTAATTCCAACCCAAAAACCCTAGTGCCTAACGCACTGGAAATAGCTGACTGAGCTTTCAAGTATGTGATGAGTGCTGCCAAGCCATCCTGTATTGCCATTTACCTTTTCCTCTTTTTCTCTGATAACATCTTCTTTTTAATATTCTTTTTCAAAGATGGGTAGACAACATCTGCTGCTTTTCGCAAAAAAGACCCACGCTTAAACTCAAGCCAGTAAACATAATTGCCCTCAGGGTGTGTCCATATACTCCCCCACAATGCCCTCAAGCTCTTAGATGTTGCAAATTCTTTTTGACGGATGCTGCCCTCTGCCACTCCTGTCCTGTATTTCCACTCTGGATGATTATTAAGAGCATGAACAATAGTATCTTTTACCGTCTCATTTATTGCGTAGGCTGTTACCGCCTTTATTTTCTTCCTTAAATCATTTCCATACCATTTAACCGTCACTCAACCACCTTTAAGTCAGCCTCATAATGTGTATATTTTCTCGTCTTTTCTTTTATCTCAAAATTCCCTGAGTACAATGATGTGCCTTTTTTATCTGTGATTGCCGTTATCCTGTCATCCTCTGTAACATCTTCATCAAGAGGAAAAGACATTCTCAATACCTCAACTGTTGCCGTCTTGCCACCATCAACAATCATTGTCTTACCGTCATTATATACCCTGCATGGGAGTGTCAGGTGAGAACCCCAGTCAGGTGGGAGTGGGTTGCCATATGAGTCTACTCCTGTCTCAGTGTTCCGCTCAACCGTAGCCCTGTAAATCATTGCAGACCTCATACAAATAAGCCCTCATTTCTTAGTCCTGACAATATCTTCTCTCTCTCCCTCGTGTAATCAAAGGAGGCTGAGTTGTAATCACCAGCCCTCTCACTCACCAGCCCTTTATACTCAATGTCCAGCTTAATTAATCTTATATATACTGCCGTTCTCCTGTCTGTTGTATCTGTTGGAGTATAAGTGATTTTAACCCTGTCACCCCACAACCTTCTACCGTTCGTGCCGTCTGTAAGCCTGTCGAGCTGCATACCATGTCTCTGTGCATAGTCATCAGATGCCAAAGTCGTGTCAGTAGTTCCCAGAGTCTCCACAATACTTGTGATACTGGAGATGGGTCTGGTTGCCCATACGGATTTCACACCACCCTTAATATCATCAACCTGAGAGCTAACTGCTCCGAACTTCTGGTCAATGTCCTGTTCTGCTGCATCCATTATCCGCTCAAGGGCTGCGTCTGCAAGCCCTGTCTCCACATGGGTACGGACTTCTGTTGATGTTAATAGTGCCATATATTAACCCCCGAACTTAACGGTTTTCCTTTTCGTTGTCTTTGCCTTATTTTCAAATGTCACTTCCTTATCACTTCCCTTGTCTTTTTCTTTTCTCATTAGGTGTTCATATTTTGAAGGGATTTGTCGACCTTTAGCGCATAATAAAAACGCTGCCTTAATGTCTCCCTCTTTGACCACCTTCTTGCAATCTGATGTGAGATATAATCTCTCTGTTGCTATCATTGGAATCCCTTTTTATTTTTCATTAAAATGATAAAAAAAAGATAGAGGAGTGACAGGATTTTTATACCCTGCCACTCTCTCCACTACCTCCCCACTACCTTATATACCTGTCACTGTACAGAATGCTGCTGGTCTGTAAACAGGGAACGCACACCGCATCTGCGCCTTGATTGCCTGTTTTCCCTTCACAAAGTAATCATCATGGCTGTTAGACACTTGTACCTCAATACCTTTACGGACAACTAGCTCGCAGAAGTTGGCAAAGTCGCCAACAAGTCCTGTATTTTCAGTCTGTGCCGTACTCTGAATCACTGGAACTCCAAAGATTCTATCCGCACCAGTATCAGATGGTGAACCCCACAAATAAATACCATCGGTTGTAGTGGTAAGACGGAGAGTTTGCCAGTCATTCGGGTGGAGTACAATAGCACTCGGCTCGGCTCTCCCTGTGCTACGTACAAGAGTCATCGCTTTATAAATTGCATCCTGCACACTATCAGAACCAAGTGCCTGAGTCTGTATGCCTGTCACGCTGTTTATACCTTCGAGATTCGGAGCAGTACCATCACCGACCAATAACTGGAGGTCAAGCCTTTGCTGAATCATGAAACGCAAACGATTATCAAGCAGAGATGAGATACGAGCCTCATCCTCAAGCTGCTCATCTGTCGTTGGAATAAATACAGCTATCTTGCGGACATTAGAAGTCTGTTCAGTGTACACCAACGCTGCCTCACCATAGCTTGCGCCCTCTGCTGCCTCTGCTGCATTGTTTGTGAATGTTGTTTCTTCCATATAGACAACACTATTCTGACCTGTATTTCCGATTGGCACAATATCCACTACCTTCGGTGCTGCCCTTTGAGCATCATAAACAACTCTCCCTGTCCTTGTACTCTCTGGAGACCACCCTGCACTTGTCTGGAATAAAGTCTTAACACCCATGTCAATGGTGTCAACCGCTCTCTGCGC